TTATCGTCCGAGGACGTTAAGAATCCGTATCTTCGAGTGCCCACACAGATTGTCTGATAAATTGTTAAAGAGCAGTTCGGCCTCCGTCTGCTCCCGCGACTCGTTCACCGTCAGCACCAGGCAGCGGTTTAACAGTTCTTCATCGACGTCGATCGCCGTGGTGGTCAGCATCAGCATCACCGGGCCTTTCACCGTGTACTGTTTGGTGACCAGGTTGCCGCTGGCGTCGTCCTTGCCCGTACTGGCGATGGTCAGTTCCCCGTCTGATTGCAACAGTTTCAGCGCATACGCCGCCTGGCGCACACCTTCTTCTTCTGCGATGGCGAGGATCTTGTGTTGCAGGTTGGTTTCGCCGAGGTAGAACAGGCTCTGCCCGGTCATGGCGCTGTATTGCAGCCGTTCCTCTGGCGGGATCAGATTGAGCACCGCATCCATTAAGCTGGACTTACCCGCCGCGCTCGACGACTGGATGAGAACGGCAAGCGGGCGCTCCAGTTTGCGTGACACCGCCGCCAGATACGCCGCCGTCAGGTTGGTGGACTCACCCACCACGCCACACGCCGCCATATCAGAAGCGATGCGCCCGGCAAGACACTCGTCGCGCAGCAGATCCAGCGCCGCCTCCCGATCTTCCGGCGTCATCTCCGGGGCGACGCTCTCCGGCTCCGGTGCCGCCTGCCAGTGCTCCAGCGCCAGCAGCACCTTACCCAGCGAACGGCGCAGGTCGCCTTCGGCAAGCCCAAGCTCTGCCGCTGCGGCCCGCGCATAACCGGAACGGCTGCGGGCGCTCATCATATCCACCGCATCAGCGAACACCACGCCGCTGTTGGTGTCCAGCACCTGCGCATTGACCTTCATCGCGGCGACGTTCGGTTTGCGGCTTACGCCCCTGATAGTCCAGCGTTCGCCGGGTAAGGCTACCATCAGTTCGCCATCGGCCAGGGTTTCCACGCTGACGCCCGGTGCAGGCGCGGCGGCTGCGGGTAAGACCGCAACCCCGGCAGCTAATGAAGTCAGGTGTGCAGGCTCCGCGCTGGCCTGCGGCGCGATACTCTCCGCATCGGCCAGGTCACTCATGGGCACCGCGCCATCCAGCAACAGACTGAACGCCTGTTCCGGCTCTGCCACACTGCACAGATAACCGTTCGCATCCATGCCCGCCGGGAACAGTACGCGGAACGTGGCGATCCCGGAAGCGGCTAAGGAAGAAGCCAGTTTCACCGCCGCCTCATTGCCCGCCGGATCGTTGTCGTAGGCGATCAGTACCTGCCTGACGCCGTGTGCCAGCAGTGCGGCCCACCATTTCCAAAACACAGCGCCACTGTACCGTGGGCTATCTGCCCAACCGCAGCGACACGCCGGTGATCAAAATCAGCGCCAAATGGCTGAGAGAAGCGGGATTTGAGATCGGCACGGGCGTTACCGTGAAGATCTCGGAAGGTTGCCTGATCCTGCTAGCGGATAACAACGAAGTACAGGAACTGCGCAGGGAACTTTATCAGGTTAAACAGGCTGTTAAGGGGATGCGGGACGGGATGTTTAGTGTGCTGAACGAACGTTAAATAATAAAAAAGCCGGGAAGATTTAATCTACCTTTCCCGGCGATTAAGAAAGAGAAATATACTCCTCACTTTATTAATTATCTTACACAGAAACTATATAAAAAATCAGGATGTTCCATGCCGTAAAATATTTCGTGATCTATAAAATAAAAACCGAAGCTACACATTTCTACATTAAAACATTCAGGATAAATCTTCAAATGCTCTTTTATTAAGAAATCTAATAGCTGAGATGATTCCAGTATAACACCATAATTCCCTTTCTTTGTTCTATCAAACGGGTAAAAAAACAACAATTCGCCTGATGGAATACCATCTTTAAATAATTCATGGTATAACGTTTCCAACGCTTCAGTTAAAGAAGAAAACCCCTCCCAGTCAACGTTGCAACGGATATAGTTAACATCAATACCACTTTTATAAGCTTCTGCATGAATACAAACAGCTTCGCTTATAGGATTAATATGTAAGAATGGTAAAGCATTGTTAATAAGCCCGGAGAATTCTGCATTATTTAACTCTCTAATATTTTTCATTTATTTGCCCGTAATTCTATATATATCATCTTCCAAAAAATATTTGGCATTATGTATCACTTTGTTATCAGCGTCTTTTATTTGAATTTTAATATGTGGAGGCTCAAAACCACCGCTTGAAGATTTATGCCCTGTATTCGCCACCTCAATAACGACTTTATTTCCTTTTGCATCTACACCATCGAAATAATGGCTAATATTACCAAAACCATCCGGATTATTTTTTCTCAATGTAGCTTTATATCTTGAGATGTTATATCTGGCAACATAATCAAAGTCACGTTTATTCTTTAATAACCGAGAAAACATTCCCGGAGAACGCTCAAAATTACGATATTCAACGTTACCAACCTTTCCACAAGATAGCCCAAGAGGATCAATGTGGTTTACTGGATTCGGCGCATAAGCATAGAGGTTTATTCCCCCCGCCAGCCCTATCGGATCAGGACGGTGAATCTACCCCATCGCAGGATCATACTACTGGCTTCAATCGCATATCCCTGAAACAGCCGCATCATAGTCCATATATTAGTCTCTTACTTTGATAAATTAAGTAGGGTAGATCCTGATGTTCCCACTATTTTCTAAGTATTCATTAATAATCAATGGATCATTTGACTCTATCAGATAAGTGCGTTCAAAATAAAACGAAGACCATACCCTTTGGTCTATTTTTATTATTTTATCTTTATTATAAATATAATCTACCTCAGAATACTCCCCATCATACATGAAAGTATACTTATTATTTATTAATTTATTATCAATGCTTATAAATACAATCTTATTCAATCCTGTGTTTTTACTATCTTCAAATGTACTACTATACAAAAGCCCAAGAATGGTATTTTCTTGGTAAATATAAAAATTTCTATACACAATCCATTCATTATCTTTCTTACGATGGCTGGCGTATGTAATTCCTTCTATTATCCTGTTTTGTTCATCAACATAATAGCATTGTTTATTTACTCCTGCGATTGAGTTATTTTTCAACATTCGTCCCGGTTTATGACCTAAAAGCTCGGATGCATAAGGTTCTATAGAGAAGGCAGGCATAACACCATACCCCCATCTACAAGTAGCCTTTTCTCCGTTCATCTGTTCTATCAGTTCCGAATACTTTCCATTGTAATCTTCATATAAACTTTTCAGAAAATCTTTCATGTGATCATACTCCTTATTGGACAGGAAACGTTTTGCCAGTACTTAGCTCTACTTTAAGTTGCGCAAGCCCTGCTTCAAAATCAGCTTTTGTTCTTGCATTTTTCAACGTATCCCACACATGTTGTTTATATGCATTTCCATGTACACCTTCACCACCATGAGCAGTAGCTTTTGTCCCCGGTAACCGATAATCAGAGTTTTTGGGTAGCCATACACCATTTTTGGAATCGTTTATATCTATACCTAACCGATCCATCCTTCTACGTAACCACCGCATACGCACATCGCTGGAATTAGACATAACCATATGATGTGGTCGATAGTGACTACTTGGTGCTGATCCTAAATTACCAGATAATTTTTTTGCATCACTAGAGCAACTTAATCCAAGCGGATCGATCCAGTTTAACGGATTCGGCGCATACTGATAAAGATTCAGCCCCCCCGCCAGCCCTATCGGGTCAAATCGCGCAATCTAATCGAAGTCCGGATCGTACTGTCAGTTTCGTCTATAAATCACTAAAACCATCACGTCATAGTTCATACGCTACCGCCACACCCTGACAAAGTAAGCTATCTGCACGAAGTTTATTTTACTATCTAATCAGCAGGTTAAATACAAAAATATCATTTCCAAAACACAGCGCCACTGTACCGTGGGCTATCTGCCCAACCGAAGCGACACGCCGGTGATCAAAATCAGCGCCAAATGGCTGAGAGAAGCGGGATTTGAGATCGGCACGGGCGTTACCGTGAAGATCTCGGAAGGTTGCCTGATCCTGCTAGCGGATAACAACGAAGTACAGGAACTGCGCAGGGAACTTTACCAGGTCAAACAGGCGGTTAAGGGGATGCGGAACGGGATGTTTAGTGTGCTGAACGAGAGTTAAATAATAAAAAGCCGGGAAGATTTAATTTTCTTCCCAGTTTTTTTAAAGTTTATTTAAAGTTTATTTATAGCTTGGTTAATTTCAAATAATAATGAGACAATATCTTTCGCAGAACCATTATAAATGGGATAATCCCAATCAAAATCCTTTATTAAACAAATATAAAACTTCCCATTTATATCAAAAGATGGTCGCCACCCAACATCCAAAAGATACCCACCAGGATATTCAACCTGGAGCATATCTTCCTTAAGTTCATCTCGCTGTTCATTAAGAGGGATGCTTTGTTTCAGGGAGAAGTCATTAAAAACTATATTCCCTTTTTTTCCTAAGAAATCAATGTTCATGATGTTGTTAGCCTTCGGAATTCATCGATTGATATAGGATGTCCATGTATTGTCCCACCGCTAAGTTCAACTCGAACCCATTGAGATTCTTTACCCTCACTGGCCCCAATAACTTTTCCCATATCTTTTACTTTCCATGGTTTACCGTTCGTAACAGGTGTGCCTGTATTAAAAACATCGTATTCCAACGTTTTAATATCAATATCTGGAGAATATTTTGCCGGGCCTGATTTTGTTGATTTAATTATATCCTTCCATGATTTGTTTTTTGGAGGAAAATGTTTGTATCCATGATTTGTCCATTCAGGTTGCCCACATTTCAAACCCAAAGGATCGATCCAGTTTACTGGATTAGGCGCGTATTGGTATAAGTTTAATCCGCCTCTCAGCCCTATCGGGTCATCGGGACGATCCGGTGCGGGTCATACTTTTTAACACGCTACCGCCCGCGCCGTTTCTGGCTTCACGGCTATCACCTTTTAATTATTTAACAGCACGTTAACCCGGCTTTCCCGACGCGCGTTTTCACGCCCGCTCACCATATCACCACCGCCACGAACCTGTCATTCCGCTTTCCACTAAGTCCGTTTCCGGCAACCCGTGACGGGGGGCCGCCAGGCCGCCTCCGGCGGCATGGCGGGGCCACGGCGCGGGGTCTGCGGGTGCGGGCGGCAGAGAGTCCGCAAGCGACGGAACGGCGCTCTGTGGCACCGCTGCCTGACCGGAGCTGGCCTTTGCATGACCACACCGGACCGGGGCGGGCAGCGGAAGCTGGCGAGGCGGGAACGAGTGACGCGCGGCCTTTTTGCGCGGCACGAGCCGCCGCAGCCAGACGACGCCGGGCGGGCATAAAGCCCTTACAAGCGGAGGCCGCCAGGCCGACACCCTTTTCTGACTGACTGCCACACGATGACGCCGCCGCAGAACGGCACCGGAGCCGCCAGGGATGGCGGCGACTGCGGCGCTGAGGAAGGACACCGCCGCTGAGACGGCAGGAGCGAGCGCCAGCGAGCTGCTGCGCGTGGCACTGGTTAAGGGGCTGAACGCGGGGGCGCAAGACATAATGCGGATTGTGCGAACACGAGCCGCGCACAGCGGGTCGGGTTCGCCGCCGTTGCCACCCGGCGAGAGTGCGCATAATCCCCCGCATTATGTTGAATGACGTTTGCCCCGTGCGCCGTGGCCGCATGGGACACGCCTGCCTCCACGGGGCGAACGGCATTTACCCCCGCGCACTCCGCTGGCAGGGGGCAGTCAACCGCCAGGGAAGGCGGTTGTCTGCCCTGCACCTCACCCCACGGCCTTACAGGGATCGCCCGCTAACTTTTCAGGCAGTCCGGCGATGATCACGCTTCCGGCCTGCATCAGCGTCTCCGGCGGCGTTTCCTGCTGACCAGCGCCCGCTCCATCTCTGCGTGATTACGCTCCCGGCGCGTCTGCGGCTCTGCCACCGCATCCGCAACGTGCCGATCCGTCCACGTCTCGTCCTGCTCTTCCGGGTGCGTCAGCGCGTGAACTTCCTGTAAGTGACCGATGGCTACCCGCGTGTAGATCTGCGTCGTCTCCAGCTTCTCATGGCCGAGGATCGCCTGGATGTGCCGCGTGTCTGCGCCGTTGTCCAGCATCTGCGTTGCCATCGAGTGCCGGAAGATGTGACAGGCACCCGGTTTCTGTATCCGCGCTTTCTCCCGGGTTTCTTCCTCCGTTGCATATACAGCCCACCTTTTTTCACCCACGATTAACCAACAGCCAGACCAGCAGACACGCCACCACCGGCACAGCAAAATCCATCAGGCTTGCCACATCCCACGCGCGCGGATCAAATCCGCCCCACCACGGCATATTCATTCGCTTGCCATGCCCGAACATTTCAATCCAGCGATATTCTGCCTGGGTATGTTCACGCGCAATGAAGAACGTACAACCGGCTATCGCTCCGTAAGCCCAGTTTCCGGTAAAAAGACCAACCAGTATCTGCGCAGCCACAGCACAAAGTGCATGAAGTAAGGGGCTTATATCCATTATTTCCTCCTTTCAGCTCCATTCCCGAAGCGGTGTTTCCAGCTCCACGACATAATCAGAGAATACAGAAACATCAAACAAGTCATCAAGAATGCGAATGTTGACAAAATAACCGTTATTCCGGATACAGACAGGTTCTCCCTCTTCAGTTACCCCTGTTTCTGTGTAGGTGAAACCAATTTCATCGACTAACAGTTTATTCTGGAGGTCTTCATCTTCCTCCCAGTCAAGAGATGACAGGAAGGATTTAAACTCTCTGTTACCAGGAAATTTCAAAGTTAAATCTTTCATACTGCCTCCTTGATTTGCCTGTCATTTAATTCTTTAAACCAGACTCTGAAATTTCTGATGTGTCCAAACAAATGACGCGTTCCTGCTGCGGTCTGCCCACCAAACCGGTACGATGTTGCTGTAACTCCAAATATTTTACCATTAAGGTTTGTTGTATAATTACCACTGCATATTGCATTTACTGATAAATCAGATTTAGCTCTCACACCCACAATGAACCTTTCTCCATCTGAGGAAATTTGTGGCTGAACCATTCCTACGTTGGCGCTTATCTTTCCTGTTGAAACAAACCCCAGCGATAAATAATTATCATCAATACTGTGCCCTCCAACATCAAATATCCTTGGCGCAACATTGGGCGGTGTACTCCAGTTCCTGCTTACTTCGCACAATACCGTAAAAGGCCGTGTTGACAGGTTATTCTGCGATGGGATAGTAACCACATCACTTGCGCGTGTTGTTGGCATTGTAGTTACAATAAATGACGATGCCGTATTGCCCAGTTCAATTTGCGGCGTCGTCATGGTTAATGTTGAGTCATCATAGAATGGCTCATTACTTATTTTATTTGTCATATAAAAAGCACAGTTAACGGTATCAATGTCCGTATTAGCTGTATAAGTGGCCTCATAGTAGGTCCACTCGCCCTGTTGTTCAGCTTTGGCTGTTATAAGGGATGTATTACCGCTTACTGTTGCGATCCGGGTATCCAGATCAAGATAAGAGTCAGCAGAGAATGTATCTGTTCCACCAATAATAACTGAAACTCTTAACCTGCATCGTGCTTTAGCGCCTTTAACCCGGCACGAAAAAGTGAAACATTCACCACTTGCCAGCGGGAATCTGTCTGCTGCAACCACACCATGCACAGTATAGCCACCTGTTGTTCCCACTATACTTTCCGTGGGTGTCACCGTGGCATAATTGAACCCCTGTTTATCAGTGCCAAATGTTTTATTCAGTGCGGAATGAACAGTCCATGAGTCTGGTTTATTTGAGTTCCTCAGATAATTTGTCCTCTGTCCTTCAATCAATAAGCCATCGCGCTCAAATCGCGGTTCATCAACTTCAGCAAGCTTGAGTTGGCCGGACTTATTAATATACGTTGCTGTTGAAGCACGTTTAAACTTAACAATCTTGTCGCCTGGCATTGTTATTTCATCGTCACCAATAACAATCTTTTTATATGATGGCGAAAACCCCGTAATCATATCCAGTGTATCGTTAAACGGTATCCATACATCAGGCAGCGGCGGCACTATATTCGCATAGGGCTCTGCAGTCACTTCCGCTGCGGCTTCTGCGCGGTCTGCCGCCTTTTCTGCTCGTGTCGCTGCCGACAGAGCCTCATCCTTTTTCTGCCCGGCCTTTGTTGCGTCTGCTGCGGCCTCCCGCGCTTTTGTGGTGGCGATTCCGGCATTTTCAGCGGCTGACTCTGCATTACGGCGGGAAGCCTCTTCACTGTCTGCGGAGGCTTCCTCTGACGCACGGGCATTTGTCTCTGAATGTTCTGCCGCTGTTGCTGCATTTTGTGCGGCTGTTTTTGAAGAAGCTGCCGCTTTCGCGCTGTTACCTGCATTCGTCTCTGATGTTTTCGCCGCGTTCCGGGGGCGCTGGGGCAGGCGTATTCTCAGAATGGCGATCGTGCTAATGCGGTGGCGAATCTGGAAAAAGCCCTCGCGCTGGATCCGCACAGCAGCAACAACGACAAATGGAACAGTCTGCTGAAGGTGAATCGCTACTGGCTGGCGATCCAGCAGGGCGATGCTGCGCTGAAAGCCAATAATCCCGACCGGGCAGAACGCCTGTTCCAGCAGGCGCGCAATGTCGATAACGCCGACAGCTATGCGGTGCTGGGGCTGGGCGATGTGGCGATGGCGCGCAAAGATTACCCCGCCGCTGAACGCTATTACCAGCAGACGCTGCGTATGGACAGTAGCAACACTAACGCCGTGCGCGGGCTGGCGAATCTTTATCGCCAGCAGTCGCCGGAAAAAGCCGAAGCGTTTATTGCCTCGCTCTCTGCCAGCCAGCGGCGCAGCGTTGATGACATCGAACGCAGCCTGCAAAACACGCTTTATCAC